GTTCCATTGATCTGTGCAATTGCCTTTGAGTAACGCTCACCTGTAAAGGCTGACATTCCAAACAATACAATGTTAATTGCAACCTTGCCGTTTGGCTCTTCAAAAGTCACATAGGTAGGAGCTGATGCCTCTTCCCATAGGTGACACTCATTGAGATCTACAACAAAGATTTGATCTTGGTTTGTACCAGCACCTAGATTTGTAGCAATATTGGCATCAACAATAATTGGCAAGCCAAGGATTGAATAACCTGATTGTCCATAAGTAGGTGTGCCATTACCAACACCAATTGCATTAACTGGATTGTAGGCGTTTGGTACAACAAGAGGGCGATTCTGTGAATCAACACCAGCTAAGAAGAATCCTAGGCGGCGTGGATGCATAATGATCGCATTTGGATTTACAAAGATGTTGCTTTGTACATCACTAATTGCCTGTGCAATCTTTGGATATACGCCGGCAACTGTTCCGGTTGTAGCTGTATATGTGATCAAGATGCCAGTAGTCATGTTGGCTAGACCTAGAGGCTGACCATTTGAACCTGAGCCATTTAAAATAGCATTATCAAGTTTGGTGTGGTAAGCGCGGATTAAGTCGCCTAACACAATGCCTTCAATGTTGTATCCGCGTAGTAATGCTTGCTTAGATACTGATTGTTGTCCAGCGATTGTATTTACATCAACTGTCAGCGTTGTATCTGCAATGTCTTGAGATACTGCGGCTGTATTTTGTGATGTTTGGTAAGCCACTGTGGTACCAGTATTGATCTTTGAGATTACTACTGACATACCTTGTGCTGGCAAAACATGTTTGCGTGCGGCATCTGCGAATGGGCGACCAGCGCGTGCCAAAGGTGCATATAGATCTACTAAATACTGTGGTACAACTAGACCTGCAAAAGATGATGTGCTAACTGCACGCTTCTCAATTGCCATCTCTCTTTGGTGGCGTTGGATGCGCTCTGTTGCATCACCATCTGTTTTAAATTGCGCTTTTAGCGCATCTGTTAAGAAATCATAATCGCCGCGTGCTGAATAGGTAAGTTCTTCGCTTGCAACTGTAAAGCCACCTGCGCGTACTTCCTTCTTAGCATCTACTTTGACATCAACCTTTGCGGCCAACTCTGCGGCCTTTTGGTTGCGGATTTCAATGTCAGACATCTGCTCAATTCTTTCATCCAACTTTTTAATTTCAAGATTCAGGGCTTCTACATTTGCAAGCTCTACCTCTGTCAGATCGCGTACTTCTTCAGCCGCACGATCCAAAGTGGATTGAATAAGAGCAGTCTTTGATTCGCGCTTCTCTCTTAAAGAAGCTAGAAATGCATTAGACATATTTCTCCTATAAATTAGTTTTTGGTGAGAAGGTGTGACACGCTTTTGTAAAGGGTCAGGTGTTCTACTGTTTTATTATATCTCTTTTGTTAGCGTTTGTAATATCAACAATGCTGTGTTGTATCTTGGTGTGTCATCATCTTCATCATTATCCCGGTTTTGATTTGAAATCTTTTCTGACCAGGATTTACCGGCATCCCCACCCCACAATGCCCAAGCAATTCTGCCATTGCTAGGATAGCCCTCTTCTCCTGGACTAAAGCCCTCAGCTTTTTTATCCACTTCATGCCGGGCAAAAAAAGACACCATTCGATTCACTGTTGCAAGCGGTAAATTTTTGCCACTTACAATATCTCTTGCCCTTGCAATACCAATCTCTGTACCGCCTCTGCCAAACTCCCTACGCCAATCTAAACCTCTTTGTGCCTCTGTTTTCATGGCGGCGGTTGGGCTAAATCCTTCAGCTCTTGATTCTTCTTTTTGTTTTGAGTATCTAGGGTGATCTGAGTGCAATAGATCATTGTCACCTACATAAGCTTTATTTTTAGGCGCACCTGTTTTTGCTAAATAAAGAAAAGCATTGACTCTAGCCATTGCCCATTGCGCTCTACTTATTCCTGGTCTATGAGATGTTGAGTATGCTCCTGCACCTCTACGATAAACAGACTTTAAAGATCCTACGCGTACTCTTGTCCAGTTAGGTTTATCAGCTTTAGACATAGCCTGATTATGTTCATCTGCCTTGTTTTGCAACGCTGTCTCTATCGCGGCATTGATTGTGATACTACCAATCTTACCTGCGGCACTACCCGGTTCATTTTTGTCACTACCTTTAACTTGATCTTTTGCAGGTGCCGGTGCATCTGCTCTTTCCATCATCACTGCCCACCGGTTGCAATAATAATCTTCTTGCACATTTGAATCCCAAAGATCGCAATAACCATCTGCAAAAAAATAACAATTACTGCAATTGCGGCCTTCTGGTACATCTTCACTTGATGCTGGCCGATAGTTAGACGGCAACTCCCTAGTGCCATATTCCGCAATGTTGATTGCAGTCAATTGCTCTTGAGCTTGTGCCTTTGTTTTATGACAACCCAATAATTGATTATTGGAATCTTTGACTACCGCAAACCCTTCACAATCTGGGTGATCACTTTTTATGCTGTATGGCATTTAATATCTTCTTTGCTTCATCAGCTCTAGGTGTGAGCAATGGTTCGCCTTCACGCACTCCTGTTACCGCCGCCATATCTCCATATGCTCCAAAGGTGACAAGTGAAACTTCAGCCAAATGCGCTTTAATGCGTTCCATAACACCATCTGGTCTTTTGCGGTTTTTGATGGGCATAAATCCAATTGATAATTGATCCAGTGCGCCATCTTTAACAAGCTCTAAGGCCTCATCACCTTCTCTTGTTTTAGATATGCGAAACTCTGCATATAAACCATCATCTGTTTCTTTCAGTAATGTGGCTCTACCTAGCACATTATTCTCACCATGACCGCGTAGTAATTTCACTCTATGAGGTGCGCGTATCACATCTGCAAACACGCCTTTTCTAAATATCTCAGTCAATGTGCTACTGATTCTTTGTTCTTTGTCATAAGGCACTGCCATGCCATAGATGGTGCGACCATCACCGCCGGCTAGGCGTAGTTCAAAATCAACTGTGTATCTGCGGTTTTCTATTTCATTCTTCATATCCAGGCACCTCTACTTGGCTTTGTGTTGTAGCTACTTCAACATCATTCTCTTCTTCCTCATAATCCATGCCTTCAAGATTTTCTTTATCTCTTACTTCATCAACAGTCAAGAAGCCATTTGTTAAAGCAATTTGATAAGCGTTGTATCTATTGAGAGTATCTGTCTTTAGCATTGATTCATACTTAAATTTTGCAGTTTGACCGCGGACTAGAAGATCTGAGAAGGCGGCCTCTATTCTCTCTGCAATAGGCTGGATTGAAAATTTAATAAGCTGTAATGTTTCTTCTTCTACATTTGAATAAGTACGGCTTGAGTTTGGTGCGCCAAGATAGTAAGGCGGTAGTCCTAAAATATTAGATGCCTCTGTAAGTCCGGCTGTTTGTGCCTCAACCAATTGACTTTCAGCCGCGTTACTACTTAACACTTCAAAATCTGTTGATGAGTTCATAACTACCGGTGCGCGGTTGCGTGATGAATACATTGACATCCAGGCAGTCTTAAGTGCATCAGCTTCCTCAGATGATAGATCAGGATTTTGTGATTTGATAACTGCGGTTGGATTTACACCGCCATCAAAATACTTTGCGGCATATTCACTTATTGCAATCTCTTTACCTAAAGCTTGTTTTGCAATTGCTAAGATACCTCTACCGACAAGATCACCGGGCATTGTAAAGTTTTTAATATGTAATATCTCTGACTTGTCATAAGTCTGTTCATCAATCTTATAGATGATGCGGCCTTTGTCTCTACTTACTTGTACGCGATCTGCGGCGACTGGATAAATGCTGTCAGGCAAACCATTAGCACCTGGCTCACCTAATACTGCTAGATAATTACCATGCATAATTAAACTTGCCGCCATTGCAGAGATTGTTTCCATTCTTGTCTCTACTGGGTTTGGTCTAACAAGTATTGATGGTGTTGGCAAAACTTCTCTGCCATTGCGATATGCACAAAACTCTAAAGCTCCAACTGCATCTGCAATTAAAGATACACCGCGATAGATTGCAGGTATGCCAAGAGCAGTCCTATCATCAACATAGGCACCTGCCCAATTTCCCTCAAAGAATCTTCCAACCCTACCTAGTGAATCAACATAACCTTGTGATGTATATACAGTGCCAGGTTGTATTTGTCTCTTCAAGAGTTTGCCAAGCATTATTTACCTCTAATTTCCAAAGCAATGCCAAATGTAATTAAAAACGCGCCGCCTAATATTACCCCTAAAATTAAATTTAAAGATGCGACACCTGCGACTAATACAAATGCACCCAAAATTTGTAAAATTGATGGTAAGTATTTCATTAGTACATCTTACTCCTTGCCACTGGCTTATCTTCAGTCTTTGTGACTACTCCATAGCGTGCCAGTGTTGCCGCTACCAAGGGGGTTATGTTTGTTGTACTAGATCTATTCCATGCCCAAGAATCTCCAAGAGGTCTTTTTGTTGATCCCATGATTGCTGATCTTAGATTAGGGTCATCTATGTGACAGATTGTTTTAGCTTGTACTGCATCATAAAAAGAGCCACAAGCTCTTGCATAATCACGCAAGTGTATGGCCATGACACCTACCTCTTGCTTTTGTAATTCTAAGATAAGTGAAGCGGCTGGGGATCCAGTATCTATGACCACCTTTGTTTTATACTTTTTGCATAACTCAACAAGCTTAGGCAAAACCCAAGATGTACCCTCTTTACATTCAATCAATTCAACCGGGGTGTAATCACGCACTAAGCCTGATACCGCTATGGATGCTTTATCTCTTTCCCTTGATATATCAACACCAAAAACAACTTGATCACCTAAAACAATATCTGTCCTGGCAAGTGAATCCCAAAGATCTGTACTAATCACCTGGACTGCATCTCTGGCTGGCCAAACATTTAACCACTCTTTTGTAAAGATCTCAGGGCTATTTGTTTGTGATGCTTCTTTGACAGCTTCAAGCAAGACGCCTTTTTCTTCATGTAAGGATGGAATAGCCTGGTACCACACATCTTGATCCATATAGTCAAAGTCATCAGATAGTGGCGACCATTCAAACCATGCAAGTTTATTTGTTGGATCTGCTATCTCTCTATGGCCAAGTTCCCGGTAATGCTCTAGTAATTCTGACTCACCCGGTCTGCCGGCATTGGACATAATCCAAAGCTGACCATTGCGCTTTGTTGCCAAGGTAGGTTGCAGATTAGCGATTAAAGACAATGGATGGGTCAATGCTTCATCAATCACCATAAGATTTAAACTCAGACCGCGTGCGCCTTTGTCATTAGGTGTAACAATTCCATAAGTAGATCCATTGCGCATATAAATCTTTTCATTGCCATTTGTTTTAGATACCCTAGCAATTCTTTTATTAAACTTTGGCGACATCATAAAACTTAATAAATGTTCTTCCCATTTAACCTTTGCCATATTGCGATCCTGGGCGGTATAGGCAACATGCCTCTTTGGTTGTAATAACTCCAAGGCTATCCGGGTCTCTATTAACTTTGACTTACCTGACTGCCTACTAACTTGCGCCGCTACTGTCCGGTACTTATATAAACCATCTTTATTTTTTTCTAAACCAACATCACAGACATATTGTTGCCATGCAAAAAGTTCAAAACCAAGAATTTGTGCAACCTGAGACATCTTTTCGCCGTCTGTCGCAGATTGTTCATCCCTAGCTGATGCCCACCTGGGTGGGCATTTACTTAAAAATGTCATCTTGTTCCGGCAAACCACAAAAATCCCAAATCTCCCTAAGCTCTCTTGAGATTGATGGAATAGTGTGAGTATTTTCTCCGGTCTTTTCTATGTAGTCCCAGGCGCGTGATAGACCAAGCAACATCTCTTGTTTGACCCAATCGATATCTTTACGCCCCTCAAGCGCATCAATCATTGCGGCAGTGTGTAAGCCATGAATCTTTGACTTACCACTTGCGACTGTTTTTGATGGCTTTTCTTTTTTTGTTACCATAACTTGCCCCCCTTGAGTAGTTGCAATGTGCGCACGCTGGTCTTAAACTCCCTACCCACAGCTCTGGGGAAGGGAAGGAATCTATTGGTGGATCATGGTCAATAGTTGTAGCTTGAGCCTTTTGGCACCAAAAACACTTAGGCAAAGTAGCCAATATAAGTTGGCGCAATCTTTTGTAATTCGCGCTGTATTTTCTTGTTTTGATATTTTTCATAACAAAATTGTTATATTTTTTAACAAAAAAACCACACTGCCGGGGAGAGAGAATCGCCGAAC